GGCGAGACATCGAAGAGCGGTAAAGGCCGAGTACGCCAGAACGCAGCTCCAGCGGGCGCGCTTCTATGGGGAACGGAATACGGCGGCGGACGCGGTACGGATTCGCTTGGTCGCGCATACACAGACAGATTTAAGGCCCCGCGCAATAAGCGCGGCTACTGGATCGCTCCAGCTGTTGACTATTACACGCCTATCGTCGCAAAAGAATACATAGATCTCATTCAGGGCGTAATTAAGAAAGTAGGTCTCGACTAATGGCTGGCATTCCAAAAGTAAAGATAACTTTCGACGCAGACTTCGACGAATTAAAACGCGGAGTAAAAGGCGCACAGACAGAAGTCGAAGGATTCTCCGACAAGATCGGAAAGTTCGGCAAGGTAGCCGCTGCCGCTTTCGCAGCTGCAACAGTCGCGGCCGCAGCTTACGCGGGTAAGCTTCTCATCGACGGCGTTAAATCTGCAATCGCAGACGAAGCAGCCCAAGCCAAGTTAGCCGCTACTTTAGAAAACGTTACTGGCGCGACAGAAGCGCAAATCGCAGCTGTAGAAGAACAGATAACTAAGACGTCGCTTCTTACTGGTATTACAGACGACGAGCTTCGTCCGTCACTGGATCGACTTCTACGCGCTACTAAAGACGTAGATAAAGCTCAACAGCTGCAAGCTATCGCGATCGATGTCGCAGCGGGCAGCGGAAAAAGTTTAGAGGCCGTTACGAACGCCATGGCTCGCGCAGCCGAGGGCAATACGGCAGCTTTAGGAAGACTGGGCGTCGGGTTATCGGCTGCTCAGCTTAAAACTATGACGATGGATCAGGTTACGGCTTCTTTGGCTAAAACTTTTGAGGGCCAAGCTTCTAAGCAAGCGGACACGTTCCAAGGCAAGATGCAGCGTCTTAGCGTCGCATTCGATGAAGCGAAAGAGACCGTCGGTTCTTACGTTCTAGATGCACTTACTCCGCTTCTATCTGGATTCGTTAATCAAGGAATCCCAGCGATTCAGAACTTCGCCGCTGGATTATCGACAACTCTCGGCCCAGCCTTTACGTCTATTTTTACGGTCGTTCGCGATGATCTTCTACCGATTATTAAAGCTGTCTTTAACTTCTTAGCTAACGAGTTTATTCCAGCGTTAGGCGCGATCTTCGGCCCAGCTCTTCGCGGTTTAGCTAATGCGTTTAACACCATTAGGAACGCGGTAGCGTCTAACTCAGAAGAACTCGCTCCGCTCTTGGCACTGTTTAAGGCTGTCTGGACATTTACTAAAGATAATCTAGCTCCGCTTCTAGGCGGCGCATTTAAGCTGGCACTAGAAGGAATAGCCTTTATTGCCGCTGGCTTAGTTAATACATTCAGTAACTTAGTCGGATTCTTGACCAATACCTTTAACGCAGTAAAAAAGATTATCGACTTCGTTCGGGATAATCCCATTACCAATTTTCTTGGTGGCGGTAATAGTAAAGACTTAAAAGCTAAGATCGATTTCCAAGATACCGACGGCGGCGGTGCTATCCAAAATCCTTTCCAGTCTGGAGCGGGAACAGGACTTACGGGCATTATTTCGCCAGCTACAGGAGCAGACATCGGAGTTTATTCTCCAGCCATGCAAGCGGCGATCTTACGACGCGAAGAGCTAAAAGCCGAGACAGCCAGACTTAGAGCAGAACGCGAATCTAATGCTGCCGCTCGGGTAACTGTAAACATGGGTATCGTGGGAGATCCAGAATCGGCAGCTCGCACGATCGTCGATGTACTTAACAAGTCCCAAGCGCGCGGCACTCTCGGCGCGGGAGCGTTGTTCGCAGTATGACCCAGTGGATTCCAGTCTGGAGCGTTCTCATCGATGGAGTCGAGTATCGAAACATAACTCTCGCAAATCTCACCATCGAATCAGGCCGCCGCGACATCTATCAGCAAGCGGTAGCGGGCTACTGTAATTTATCGATTCTCAACATCGACGACCAGCCTGTAACCGTAGCGATTAACTCTGGGATAACTGTCTTCGTGCAAAACTCCGCAGCTACTCCAGTGGCTATCTTCGGCGGAAGTGTTAGCGACATTCTTACGACGGTGGAAAGATCGGGAACTGGCGGACTTGTTCAGACGACAACGATTACAGCTCTTGGCGCGCTTGCACGTCTTCCGAAGGTATTAACAGAAGGCGTCCTATCTAAAGACTTCGACGGGGATCAGATCTTCGATGTACTGGATAACATTCTTTACGGAGCTTGGAATGAAGTTCCAGCCGCTCTTACTTGGGCAGCTTATGACGCTACTACTACATGGGCGAACGCGGAGAATAGTGGCATCGGTGAAATCGATCGCCCAGGCAATTACGAACTAACAGCTAGGACGTCTTCCGTTACAGATGCTTATTCTCTAGTCGCAGCTTTAGCCACTTCGGGACTTGGTTACATTTACGAAGATGCCCAAGGTCGCATAGGTTACGCCGATTCTACTCATCGAGGAACTTACCTAGCCACTTACGGTTATGTCGATCTTTCAGCCTTAGACGCTTATTCCAGCGGATTACAGACATCGACTAGAGCGGGCGATGTTCGTAATGAAGTGACGATAACTTATAAAAACGGCGACGAACACACAGCCAGCGACGCTACATCTATCGCGACTTATGGCGCGCTCGCCCAGAACATTCTTACGACGCTGGAAAACGGCGCAGACGCGACAAGCCAAGCGAACTTCTATCTAGCTCTTCGCGCTTATCCGCGAGCTAACTTCGAGTCGATTCGCTATCCGCTGGGCAGCCCTAACGTAAGCGATTCAGACCGTAATTCGCTTATCGGCGTCTTTATGGGAATGCCAGTTAACATTACAGACTTACCCGCGAACATGGGTTTAGCTTTCCAAGGCTTCGTAGAAGGCTGGAGATTCTCGGCTGGCTATAACTCTCTGGCTATTGATCTTTACGTTACGCCGATCGCTTACTCACTCGACGCGTTCCGCTGGAATGACGTTCCAGCTTCCGAAACTTGGAACACTCTTAGCCCTACACTTACATGGTTGGAAGCGACAGTAGTCGCATAAAGGAGAAAACATGGCAACGACGACACCTAACTTCGGCTGGGTCGTACCGACTTCGACAGACTTGGTCAAAGACGGAGCGACAGCGATCGAGACGCTTGGCGATTCTATCGACGCTTCTCTCGTAGATCTTAAAGGCGGAACGACTGGCCAAGTTCTAAAGAAAAACTCTGGAACAGACATGGACTTCGTCTGGGGAACAGATACCGCGGGCATGACTAACCCGATGACTACTACTGGCGACATCATTTACTCATCGAGTGGATCGACTCCAGCGCGATTAGGAATTGGAACGACAGGTCAAGTTCTTAACGTAACAGGCGGAGTTCCAGCATGGACAACTCCCGCGGCTGGCGGTGGAATGACTTTACTATCCACGACAACCTTAAGCGGCGCATCAACAACAATAAGCAGCATTAGCCAAGATTATGTCGATTTACAAATCGTTTTCTATGGCGTAACTAATGCAACGGCGGACGGCAATTTCGGCATTGATCCAAACTCTAACTCAGGCTTGGCGTATACCGTATGGTCGCGAGGCGCAACATTTAACAATAGCGCGGCAGAAAGTTTATGGCTTAACTACTTTAACACTTACCAACCATTAAGAACATCTGCGGCTAATAATTGGACTTTAACCATTAACAATTATTCGGAGACGACCCAATACAAATCCTTTAGCTATTTCGGCGGTTATACGACCAGCGTAAATCTTTATCCGACAATCGGCTACGGAACAATCGCAACCAATAGCGCGATTACAGCTTTACTCTTTAAGAATACCGGTGGCAATTTATCTACTGGCACAGTAGAGATCTACGGAGTGAAATAATGACAAAACCAACGATACGAATACATAACACATCGACAGATGAAGTTATCGATCGTGAAATGACAACCGCCGAGTTCGCTGTTTATGAAACAGAGAAAGCAAAACACGCAGAGGCAAAAGCTAAAGCCGAAGCAGCCGAAGCAGCCAAAACCGCTGCACAGGCAAAACTCGCAGCCCTTGGTCTAACGACAGACGATCTCAAGGCTCTTGGATTATGACTTATCCCATTGGGACAGCTGCGGCAGTCGTCGAAGTGGCTCTTAAAGAAGTCGGAACGATCGAAGAGGGCAACAACCTTACGAAGTACGGAAAGTTTACTAAGGCCGACGGCTTACCTTGGTGCGGATCTTTCGTTAATTGGTGCTTCCACGAAGCGGGCGTAAAGCTTCCATCGATGGTCTCAACAGCTGCGGGCGCGCATAAGCTAAAAGAAGTAAATCGCTGGGTCGTAGCAGAGCCGAAGATCGGCGATCTTGCATTCATGGACTTTCCGCATGATGGCGTTGATCGTATTAGCCACATCGGAATCGTCGTAGGAGTTAAGTTTAAGACTGTTATAACCATCGAAGGTAATACTTCGGGAACTGGCGATCAACGTAACGGCGGAATGGTCATGATTAAAGAGCGCGAGTATCTAAGCGGTAAAGAGATCGTAGGCTTCGGACGTCCTAAGTTCGTGGCTTATGCTGGCGATTATCCGATCGTCGAAGTACCTACTCAATCGGCAACGAAGCCGAAGAAAACGGAGAAGAAGAGTGGAAAACTTAAAAGCTCTATTAGCAAGCTGGGCGCGTAGCTTTTTAGCTGCGTCTATTGCGGTTTACATG